GTTTCCCAGTCACGATCAGTATTGTTTTGGAAGTCTCATTAGGTAAGTAATCCCATCACCAGCAGGGCGAGAGATTTCTTTTCCGTCCGCATCAGTCACCATTTCATAATAGGCTGCTTTCGCCTGAGCTATCTTTCCGGGTCGATGTGGTTTTTCAGTAAACCAGTGATAATGATAATTTTCCTGATCCAAAGTCACGCCCGGAATATTCAGGTTCATGCCTTTTTGCATAGAAACTCGTGGAGGCCGCTTTTCAGCATTTGGGTCGCGTGAATCCGCGTTACTGGCCTTATCCGCATTCGCTCGGTCAGGGGTTTGTGTTGATGCGCTTACACCTTTCTTTAACATGTCTTTTCCTCGTCTATGATGCTTGGCGGTCATCGGCAACCGCCTTCAAAAATTTATCTACGTCGTTACCCCAAGCTTCTGGCATATTATCCCAGATAGTTTTCTCAGCAGGGGTAAGGTCGTCAAAAGATACACTAGCCGCTTTAGGTTTTTGGAAGCCTTTTGGCCCCTTGCCTTTTTCACCGCTCGGAATAGTGGTTCTTTGTTTGGTTTGTTGCGGAAACTCCCTCGCAATGTCTTTATCAACCTTAGAGAGCGCGTCAGCCGTACCCATACCCATCTGTACGTATTTTGTGTACTGACTGATAGCATATACAGACTTTGGGGAATCCTCGTTAATCCAAGTGTTTTTAGCATTCCACTCGTTCTCCAGCTCTTGATCGACTCTGGGCTGTTGAACGGGCGGTTTTTCAAGCTCGTTAATTTCCTTCTCAATGGCGTGTACCTGCTCAACATCACCCTCAGTAATTGCTTGGTCTCGCTTACCCTTCAAAGTGTTAATCTGGGCCTCATACAGCTTCTTAACGCCAGAGACGCGATCCTCGACAATACGTTCTACGTCCTTGTCCTTATCACGGAGCTTTCCAATAAACTCTCCACGAATATTAAAGCCTTCCGCAGTGCGCCACTCTTTAGGATCGCCGCCTTCCTCTACATACTCATCAAAAGGCTTCCACCCATATTGACGCGCAGTCTCTTCTTGTGATTCCTGCCATCTTTCTTGAGTCCAAACTTCAGGCTCATCTTCAGGCTCTGGATCACCAGCAGGGTCATCTGGGCTTGGATCGTCATGCGCAGGTTCATCCTGCAATGCAAGCTCTTGTTTAATTTTCTCTTCCAATTCATCAGTCATGTCTATTCCTCGTCTTTAACTTTGCCGACAATGTGTGTGTCAGGGATATAACGATAATTATCATACCCTTCAATTACAGAATCTTTGCCTTCGTACTTTCGGAACTCAACCCAGTCTCCAACCTCAATACCCCATTGAGAGTGCGCAGGAGAATCAGGATTATCGCAACCCGCCCAACCAACATAAGCGCAGGGGCCAATCTCAACCACTTGACCTTGCTCCGATGCTTTCTCTTGTTTAGCGAGCAGAGAAGAAGGAAGAACAATGCCGCCTTTCGACAGCTCTTCAACTTCGGGGATTTTAACCAATACATAATGACCAACAGGGCTAGGCTTCTTCATCTTTCAGCTCCGGCTCCCAATTTAACAATTCCTCAACAAAGCTCTGCGATGCATACGATCTATGGGCATACAAAGCACTCTCATCCATAGTGGCGGGCGGTTGCTCAAATTTAAGCTGCAATAGTTGAATGGTTAAATCCTGGAATAGCTGCTCGGTGATTGGATTTCTTTTCCATTGTTGAAACTGATCTTTTGTGATTGGCCCTCTGTCTCGTTCGAGAGCGTCTATTAAATCATCTATCATTGCATTAATTGTTCCATTGGTTGCACAGTGATTAATTTGCTCAATGCCTCTACTCTGGCATTAAACCCGTCAATCTGATTCTTCACGGCCTCGCTATCGCCTTCTTCGCTATACTTGTAGGCTTTGGCGTATATCTCAACGATCTCAGCGGTCATCTTCTCAAGCTCTTTTTGGGCCGTTCTCAGGTTAGATGCAGTTTCGGCATCCAGTCGTTGCTGCTCCCTCTCAAGGATCTGTAACTGTAATTGCTGAATTTGATTCTGTATTTCTTGCGCCTCGGTCATTCGTTGAAGTTGAGCCTTCTCTTCAGGCGACATGATTCCTTCTTCTGGGTAAATCTCATCCACAAGCGCAGGATCAATCGCTTCATAGTACCTTTTAACAAGAGGAACCGGATTCCCTCCAGACTGAAGAACACGATCAAACAACTCCATCCCAGCGATAGCAGATTGAAGCCTTTGTGATTTAGAGCTTAATTCAGCGTTGGCCGTTGGGATAATGTAAAGATCATCACTGAAGTCTACAGCAGGGTCAGCGTTTTGATCGCCCGTGATAAGTTTGTACTTATCCTCTGGGAAGGTTGATTGATTAATACGGTAAAGAATCTGAAACTCTTCGCTCTCACTATCCAAGACACGAGACAGAATTGCATTCGTTGGTATAGAAGCCTCTTGTATCATCGCTAGCGCCGTTGTGGGGGCGGTTTGGGCTGTTAGCTGTCCTGATATGTCCAATACAGCCAAATAGCTCTGAGCGCGTTCTGTGCGGTCTTTAAGTAAGTTGTATAAAGTCTGTGATGGCGGCTGTGCTGGTTTGGGGAATATGCCATTACGCATCTTTTCCGCAGTAACATCGGTTTTTAACCATTGACCTGGAGCTAGTCTCTGTAATCCGGTCGTCTTTCTAAATTCCTTGGATAAGAAGCCTCCGGAAAGATTTTCTAGCGTGGCCGCATCTGTCAACTGATTGGTGTTTGTGTTTATCTGCTGGCACATCGCGCCCAATAAGTGAGCATAACCAAGACAAAGGAACGTACCATCTGGCGCAGGAATAAAACCATAATGGACAATGTTCTGGAATGGCTCAATCCTGACGACAGTCATATCCATGTCATCTTCTGGAATATCAACGCCCATCAGATCAATCAGTTCTTCGCCACCAAAAGATTCAATAATGGCTTGCTCTCTCGCTTCCAATGCCTCGGCTAAAGTGGTCGCCTTGCCATCCATATCAACAAAGATTGACTTCTCGTCATACCTTGCCTGAATTCGGACTACCTCACAGTTTTTGTGTCGAATCGTGACAATGTAAGGTTCTTCGTATCCATCTCCATCAAGATCATAAAAGCATTGCTGCTCAATAAACTTGTCTGGGTTTTCCATTGCATGGGTTACATCTTCCGACTCGTTAGAGCCTTTATCCCCATTGTCGTCGCTGTCCTTTTCTAGGAAATCCAGCCACAACTCCGCGTTAATCCGCTCTATACACTCATTACGGGAAAAGTCCATCACATGAGAGAACGATCTAGCCTTGTCAATGGATTCGGTTGCTTGGTTAACTACGAAGTCAGGATAACAAATGCGTACAGATTCAGTCTTTTGATCTACGGGATCATAGACCATCTTCTTAAACACCGAACCATAGTTAGGAAGAGAATATAAAACCTTCTCTTGGTCTTTCCTCCATGTCGGCATTTCACATGAAATCTGGTAATTCATCGCCTCAGCGACACGCTCACCAGCCGCAGCGCGACTACCATCAAAGTCTTTCCCCTTAATTCCATAGGTCACAAGATCGCTTGATCTTAAAAGCTCCAGCTTGGCCTTATCGCCAAACTTAACAGATGCTTCAGTAAGAATAGGGTCTTTGTAGTTTGAGGCTCCTTGCCACGGCTCCGTTCTTGGGTGCCACTCCTGTCTCATCAACTCAATGCCCTTTTCTACACCTTCGCACCAACTCTCCATAGATTTACTGTCTTCGTCGTACTGGCGCTTAACTCTCTGCCCTAAATCAATAAGCGTCTGTTCATCTACATCAACTGCGATGTTTTTCTTTTCGATGTTTTCTAATAGGGAAGATACGGACATTAGATTACCTGAAATGTGCCATCAAGCGTATAACAGCCTGATCTTGAGAGAAGTTAATTTTAGGGGGAGTGCGTAAATAACAGGTCTTTGCTTTGGTTGAGATAATCTGATCCCAAATCTTTCCAACTAAATAAGATTGCTCCTTCTCGCCAAAATATACAGGACTCTTGATAGCCATAGATGCCATGTATTCTTCTGGGAAATGGTCAGCATAATCTTTATCGTGTGGTTTAGACTGAATGACTTTGAATGATTCATGCAAATACACGGACAATTCATCCAATGTTATAGGCTTCATGCCTAGGATCTTTTTTATCCAGCCTTTAAACCGCATAAATAAGTCTTTGTGTAAAGTTAAAGGATTGTAACACTAATAACCACCCGCGCCAACATTAGGTGCTTTGTATTTGTCATCCTCCGGGATATAACCGATAAATCTTTTCTGCTCTGCAAATCTCGCCATCATATAAGCGGTTCTAATTGCATCTATCAAATCATCTTTAATCTTAACAATCTTGCTTAAACCATTAGGCATCTGCTTTCTGTGATATTCCCTTAACTCCTCAAACACTGGCTCAAGATCATAAAACACCTTAAACCTTCCATTCATCATTAAATTGTTCAATTCCATTAGGCCAGCCTCTACACCGTTCCCTCCGTCTTTCCATTGGGCGTGATCGTCCAGCATTTCCCATCCGGCCTCCTCATAGTATTCCTTCTGCTGTTTAGCTGATCCCTTTTCATGCTGAAGCCCATCGTGAGGCCATGCTGTAGGCACATCCTTTGCCCAATGCTTAACACTCTCCCACGCCTCGTAGGATCGTGACTGGGAAAC